AGGGTTTTTAAATAATATCTTTTGCATTAGATATGTTTTAAATAGCTGAGTTTTTCCACTACCTCTAGGCAATATAAGTGCTAAAGATTTTGTAGTGGTCTCTAATAATGCATCTCCTATCTCGTAATGAAATGGGGGAGATTTGGATTTACCAAAATCGCCAGGAAGGAAAAGTTTACCAAAAGCTATAAGGTCTGTTCTCGCTAATTCTAATACTTTCTCAGCTTTATTAACATCTTGTTTATTAATATTAGCCATTGTTTAATTTAAATTTATCTTTATTTGGTAGTTTCCTAGTGTCAAGAACTTCTTTAATATATTCTTTAAACATCTCTGCTCCTTTAAATCTTGGGGGAGGATATATCTTATCTTCATTAATCATAAAGAATCTGCACATATTTCCCAAGTCTTCAAATGAAACTGGATTATTATAGTATAGTAATATTTCATCTTCAGGATGTTTTCTCCCTTGAACTACAGTCCACTTTCTATCTTTACCCATTATATTGTTTTCCTCTAAAAATAGACTGCCCTTCGTAAATACCAATAGTATCTATTTGAAATCTTTCATCATCATATTCAACAACACCTACTCCTTGTTGCCAATTATATCTAGTGCCTCCACCTGGAACAATTCCATCTATTCTACAAAGAGTCCCACAAGATATAGCTTGATATATTTTAGGTTTTCCATGTGTCCACACTGTTTTATGAGCCATTTCTAATCTATGTACATGACCTTGAATTATACTAATTCTTGGAGAGTTTAATAGCTTCATAACACTTTGACCACTCTGAGCACCCACTTTAATACCATGTATACAAACTAAATTGTCATTTATGTAAAATTCACCATGAGGATAGTTGCCTACATATTCTACATTCAATTTATCTAACCCTAGTAAGTAAGGTACTGATAATATAGGAGCAGATTTTGGTTCATTAGCAGGTTTTATACCATAAGCTTGAATTGTATTCTGAATAATACTATCAATCATTCTTTTTTCATGGTTTCCTTCTATATATACCATATCTTGACAATAAGGTCTTAATTCTTTAATCCAAGATGCTACATAATTTAAACTAGGTTGTGTAGTGAAATAAAATTCAGGTGAGCGTACAAAATGAGTAGACCAATCAGGCAAATCAAGCATATCACCTAACATTATCACTCTATCAGGTTTTATATCTTTAATTATCTCAGTAGCGATAGCAATTGCTCTTAAATCATGTAATGGAGTTAATTCTCCTGTTTCTAGATTCCTTTTAAACCCACATTGAGAATCAGGCAAGATAACATCTACTTTTAATTTTCTTTTTGGAGTTTTAACATTAAATTTTAATGGAGATACTTTTGCTCCTTGAACTGTTGGAAAATCGCATACAACAGGAATCTTTCTAATCAAAGTAGCATTTGCTTGATAGTTTGTATGGGTATTCCAATATATTTTACCATCAATCTCTTCTTTAGCTGATACATCCCATTGGTTTATTTTAAAATTAGTGACTTTCCAATCATCTTCAGATACTTTAAACTTATTCAATAAGGTTTTTAACGTAGGTGCTTTACCATCTACTACATTATCTGTTATATGTTTATAATTAAGCTCTTCTGAAATAGAACTAGAGTTTACGTTAGTTAATGGCTCACAATTATGACCATCTATCCACTCTCTAGAGCATTTATTGCATTTGTATCTTTGAAAATCGTTTTTCTTACCATTCTTTTTATATTTATTAGAACTACATCTAGGACACATCATTTGACTTCTCCTTCAGTTATATCTTTTCTTTCAGCTTGTTCTAATTGCTTTGGTGAAAACCCTTGAAACATACCTACTATACCTATATCTTTTTTTACTATAGGAGTTGAAGTGCCAATAATTTTTCCTAATTCTTTTAGCGATTGAAGAACTACATTCTCTTCTTCTCCTGTATCTACTAATGATTTTAATCTTCTAAGTACATATTCATGATTTATACCTAGACTTTTTGCTATATCATTCACTCCCTTTTCTACTTCATTCATTACTCGCTCCTGTTTTAATAGTAATACTGCTTTCTTTTTAGCTTTATTAAAATCATTTTCTTTATATACGTTTTGTACTGCACTTATTGCGTCTTTACCTACTATTACTTGAGTAGCAAACAATCTTTCTTTTTTTGTAATATTTTCTCTTTTTTTAAAATTACCATTGGCTTGTTTTAGCTTTTTAGAGAATGTATATCTATTAGGATGCATATCAAAATCTGTATCCATTGTTGATTTATCATTAAGAAGGAATGTTCCTACAACTGTTCTGACATAACCTTTATTAGCTTTCCAATTAAGTCTATCATTTGGATGTTTTATGTTGTTTTGTTTTAGGATTTGGACAACTCCACCATCATCAGCTATAACCCAATCGCCTTCTTTAGGATTATCTTTCCATTCTTTAGCTACAACATCTGATTTATATTTATTAAACTCTTCAAGACTCTCATACACAAAATGCTTAACCCCTTTTATCTCTTTATAATTCATAATCCTCTGATTCTAATTTCTCAACTTGAGAATATAAAGCTTCTATTAATTTATACACTTGTTTGGGAATTAAGTAAGCACTTCCATTGATATCAATAAATGCTTTAGAACCTTTGTTATCTTGAGACAACTCAATTAGAGCCTCTTCTAGCTCTCTATAAGTTTTATATTTAAGATTATTTATTAACTCAGCCATTAGGGAATGTAGCCATGCCCATGTTATATATGCAAATTATAAAAAAAAATAAATTATTGCCACTTGGCTATTTTATTTAAGCACCTTTGGAGATTTTCAAAAGTAATTTGATTAGAGCTGTAAGCTTCCATGACTTTAGTCTTCTTTTCCATCGTAAGACCATCCATTTCAACTTTAAGCAGAGACTCGACAAAGTATTTCTCATTTATTGTCACTTCTTTCTTCTCATTATATTGCCTCGGTTTATCTCTACTGCTACTAACTACTACCGTATATAATTCATTACTCTAGTACTACTGCATATACTTCTTATTCCCACCCACGCACCCCGAAAAGTAAGACCTTGTCAAGATGCAAATCAAGAGAAATGTAAAAAATTACGAAAAAAAATGGAGATAAATGCAGTCTCTATATATTCACTAGGGAGCACCCTTCGCAATAGCTTTTTCACTATAGCAATTTACGTTAGAAACCAATTCAGGTTCAAACAAACAACAGAAAAACAAAGGGATATCAAAATCTTATGAAACAAAAAAACTATAACGGCAGAGTATCTTCAAAAGAAAACGGTGTTGTATTTTCTCATGGTCAAACATTCAAAGGCTTGAGTGTCTTACCTACTGATGAGACCAAGACTTACCCTGCTCTCTACTTACCAGTCGAAGACCCTCATTCATTCATTGAGGTCTATCCTTCCATGGTAGTACAGCTTGAGCTAGACGGTACGATTACTTCACTTGAGACAGACGTTGCGTTTGTAGACAGAGAAGGCAATCACTTCACCATAGAAGAGGCGAAAGACTCATTAGAAAAAGAGGCGAAAGACTCATTCGAAGGGGGAGAGTCAGAAGAAATAGAGTAGAAATCTCAGTGAAACGGGTTCTTTCATTCCATTAGGAGTGTTAGAGCCCTTATCATTTTCCGCATCTAGGTGTCTTCGACACAATATCATATCGCTATCGCTCTATCTTCTCCCAATAAATAAGCATTTAAACATTAACATGGGCTAATAACAGTATCAATTAAACATAGCATAAAAGGACAACAATAACATCATGCATAATCTAATCAAATCAGCATTCGGAATTATATCAGGCGTATTACTATATTGTGGCACAGCCATAGTATTTCATGTAGTAGGAATAGTAGACTTTAATAACAGTAGTCAAACAATAGAACTATCAAACTTTATATTTATAGGGTTAATAGTATTAACATTCACATTGTTCATGTTCTCATTATACTTTCTATACAAATGGAATCAATCTTTAAAAGAAGATGACATGCATAGAGTAATTAATGATTATGTAAATAATAATATTAAAAAGGAATTAGACTTTACAGAAACTTATAGAGAGAGGGTATAATGTTTAACAGTAACATAAATACATTCCAAATCAAACCATTAGTACAAGAGTGCTGTGGTTTTGATGTTGACGCAAACGAAGACG